TTTTGTTTTTTTCAAGCAGAAGACGGCATACGAGATACATGGGTGACTGGAGTTCAGACGTGTGCTCTTCCGATCATACTACCAAAAACGGCGTATCAGATGACAATGAGCTAACAAGCATTGATAAACTGAACGCTGGCAAACCTGTTTCAGAACGTGATAGCGATTTAAACGATATTGCGGCCAATGCCCGTAAAGCCCGTGAGAAGGAACATAGCGAGCTTGATATTCCCGGTGAAATAAAAACTGTACTCGAAGGGGGTGATCCAGATCTTGAGGGCAAGCCGAAATCTAAAGCTGAGCCCGATAAAGAAAAGCCCAAGCCCAAGGAGCCTGCAGAGGTTGAAATGGTGCTTGTTAAGGTAAATGGAGTCGAAAAACGTGTACCAAAAGCTGATGTTGATGCTGAGGGCGGTGTTGTTGCCTACCAAAAGTCTCGCTCAGCTGATGAAAAAATGCGCCAAGCTGCTGAAATTCGTAAGCAAAACGAGCTTAAAGAAAGGGAATTAGCTCAAAGAGAGCTTGCAATTTCACAGCAATCAGAGGCATCATTAAATAAAGACAAGAATCCAAGCGCGAAGCCATCTACGGACGCTCCGGGCATATCTGCTGAGGCCAAGGCCTTAAAAGATAAAATGTATTCTGGTGATGAAGATCAAGCAGCCGAAGCTATTGATACTATACTGAAGCGAACTGAATCCAGTTCTACTCCAAAAATCGATACTAACGCCGTTGTCAGTCAAGCTACAGCACAGGTTCAGCTGGAGATTGAAAGAAAACAGGCGGTTGCAGATTTTAAATCAGAATACAGTGAAATTGACAGCAATCCTGAGTACCGGAAATATGCTGATCAGGCAACTTTATTGATTCGAGCGGAGAATCCTAACTGGACTCCACGACAAATCATCATGGAAGCTGGCGAACAGGCAAGGTTGAAGTTTGCAGATCAGATACGGGAAAAGAGTGCAGCCGCTGAGGACGAACAGAGACTTAATAACAAACGAACCACGGATAACGTGAAAGGTGCAGATGCAAAGGTTCAACCAAAACCTGCGGAGAAGCCCTTAACTCAGAGTCAGATTATTGCTCAAATGCAGTCTGGCCGGAGTCATTCAAACGATTAATTATCGCTGTGAAGCGACAAAGAGGTAATAACCATGTCTCAAGTATGGGCAGTGGCCGCAGATGGTGGCTATATGTACTCAGACGAATTGTCTAATGTACTACGCATGAAACTTCAGCCTATGGTCCGTTTCCGTCAGCATTGTGATGCTAAGGACGCGACTGATAAAGGCTTAAACAAAGGTGACAAGTTTTACTGGGATGTTTATTCAGATGTTGCTACTCGTGGTGGCGATCTGGACGAAAACGAGTCAATGCCAGAAACTAAATTTACTGTTAGCCAGGCTTCTCTGACTATTGGTGAACAAGGTAACTCGGTTCCTTTCTCCAAAAAGCTCGATAACTTCTCAGCACATCCTGTTAAAGAAGTAATTAACAAAGTATTGAAGAATGACGCATGTAAGGCGCTTGACGCTAAAGCATGGGCTCAGTTTGATGCAACTCCATTGCGTGTTGTGCCTACTGGTGAAACTTCAACAACTTCTGTGAATCTTTACGAAAGTAAAGCTGATCTGGTTACTTCATCTGTAAACAACGATGTTGCACTGGGCAAAGGTCACGTTAAAGCAATTGTTGATATTATGAAAGAACGTAATATCCCAATGTTTGACGGCAATGACTACTATGCAATGGCATGGCCTACAACTTTCCGTACATTCAAAAACGAACTGGAGTCTATTCACCAGTACGTTGATGAAGGCTTCCGCCGCATCATGAATGGTGAAATTGGCCGTTATGAGGGTGTTCGTTTCCTTGAGCAGACTAACATCGCTAAAGGTGGTGCTGCAGATTCAACTACTCACTCAGCTACAACTGCTGATGCCTGGGATAACGCTAAGTCTGACTGGGCGTTCTTCTTCGGTGAAGACACTGTTGCTGAAGCCATTGTTATTCCTGAAGAGCTGCGCGGTAAGATCCCAACGGATTATGGTCGCTCTAAGGGTATCGCCTGGTATTCAATGATTGGTTATGGTTTGGTTCACTCTGATGCTGCGAATGCTCGTATCATCAAGTGGGATTCTCACCAGTAATCGTTTTTAATAGCTGAGAGGCTTCGCGCCTCTTGGCGAATTGGAGTAAAAATTATGTACGATAATGCTGAACGCAAAGTCTACGATCTTGGCCTACGCGATTTCGCTGGCGGTGCGGTTGTAGATATTCCTGCGATTGTTGGTCCTGCTGGTAAAAAAGGCCGTGTAGTTGGTATGGCTGCTCAGATTGAAGAAGCTGTTGTGGGTACAACCACTGCGCCTACTTTGACAGCTGGTGCTTCTGCTGGTGATGATGCCTACGGTACATTAACGCTTCCTGATAGCACTGCTATTGGCGCGTTAATTAATGAAGACAGCGATACTGATGCATTGCCTGATTTCGTTTCTGGTACTGCTTCTGGTAATACAGAGGTTCCTGCTGATGGCTCTATTTACTGTCGCTGTACTTTGGCAGTAGGTGGTACGATCACTGGACAGGCGCGAGTTCAACTAACTGTTGACTGGTACTAAGCTTTTGAAGGTGCGATCAGGCCGTAAAAAGCCTGATTGTTTTATTAACTGATCCATAAAAACTTAATGAGGTGATATATGGAAGGTTCAAAAGGCGGTAGCCTGGAAGAAGGTGCATCTTCAGTCGAGAAGATCACTGACAAAACTCTGCGCGGCGAAGATAAAAAGTCTCAACGACCAAAATCTACTACCGAATCATGCGGCAACGGTTGCAAGATTAAGCAGTAACTCATAAAAGGCCTGCTTCGGTAGGCCTTTTTTTGATGAGGTAATTCTTGTGGAAGAAAAATATTCACATAAATCAAACGGCAATTGCACAAGCCAGAATGATCGCACAGGTGGCGGTAGATATGGTCAACGAGTTCGCTCTGAAAATGAGCCTACTGGCAATATGTCACAATCTGAAATGATGGATGAAGGTGTGTCACACAAAGAGCCTTTTGAGCGACAAGCTGAAGACATCTATCCAAACTGGTAATAAAAACAATGACTGAAAATACTAAAGTAACCACCGAAGATGGCGTTGCTTATGCTGATATGCCTTGGCAGAAGCTAAAAGCACTCATGACTGCAGAAAATCAAGAATGGGTAAATGCCGAGCATGCCATTGAGTATTTAAATGCTCAGGATGCTGCTGATGATATTGACGAAAGCTCAGAAGATGCTGCTGAAGCAGCGCCAGAAGAAGCAGGCACAGAAACTGCTGAGACTGAGAACGATCAAGATCCTGAAGCTGATCCTGAAGAAGAAGATCCTGGAGCTGGAGAAGAAAGCACTGATGAAGTAGTTGGTGCTGATGATCTGGTGTCTGAGCCTGAAGATGATATTCCTGTATTTGATCCTAAAGGCAGTAAGGGTGAAATATTTGGATCTTCAAAGGTTCGTTATCACCAGGGCGGTCACTACTTTAACGGCAAGGGCGAGTATGTTCCTGACGATGAGGTTAATGATTAATGTCTGATTTTCTGACACTGGTACAGGATTTACAGCGAGAATGCGGCGTAGCTGGTGCATCTATAACAACTGTCTCCGGGCAGTCTGGTATGTATGGCAAGCTCGTTAATTGGATCGCTGATGCTGATATTCATATTCAAAACCTTCGCACAGACTGGAAGTTTTTATGGAGCCAGTATTCTGTTAATACCAGTGTTGGAACATCTGAGCCTGCGGTTCCTGCAGATCTTAATGTATGGGATCGCAACTCATTTTATTTAGACTACAGCACTGCAAGTCATAAACGATTGCCAGAATTGGATTATAAAAAATGGCGCGATGGCCGTGGCCGTGGTGTTCAAACAAATCGTAAGCCTGCAAATATTGTAGTTAAACCAGATAATCAAATTATTTTAACCAGTCCTCCTGATGGCATTTATGCGTTGACGGCTGACTACTGGAAAACTCCTACTAAAATGGTGGCGAATACTGATCTTTCTGATATTCCTGCGCATTTTCATCGAATTATCGTTGTCCAGGCTAAGCTCTGGTATGCAGAAGAGCAGGAAATTCCTGACGTTTATAAATCTGCAATGGTTGAGCTGTTTGGCGATCCACGAGAAAAAGAAAAAATTGGCCTCATTGATCAGCTGAAAGCTAATCAATTACCTAATCAAGAGCGCCGAACAATGTCAGAAGGCGCACCAATAAACATAAGGCCTGAATAATGGGCGAAAGGCGCACCAAATATTTTCCACTCGAAGGCGGATTGAATGAAGTAGATCCTCCGCTCAAATTAAAGGGCGGTGAGTTATACGGCGTTCTTAATTATGAGCCTGGTGTTCGTGGTGGATATAGCAGGATCGAAGGCTATGAGCGACTTGATGGCCAGCATTCTCCTGCTGAAGCTGATTACTGGCTTGTTAATTTTGACGCTGGCACTACTGCTATTCTTGCCGGTGATGAAATAGCTAATGTATCGGGTACACCAACAACTACGGATATGGTTGGTGAGGTACTTGCTGATGCAGTTGTTGACTCTGGGTCATGGGCAACTAATGACGCTGCCGGTTATTTTTATATTACTCGTGTATCAAACAGGGTTGATCCTGATTA